CTGGCATATCTAATGTAAGCTGATTGTATTCGCCTGTATTTCCAACTACTGTATCTCCAGTTACAGTAAATTTAAATGCCTGTAATGACTGGTCTCTAAACTTAGCTTCTTGTGCTTGGTTTTCAAAAGACTGGTCTCCGTCTATTGTTATTGTTCTAAAATCATTTCTGAGTAATCTTGCTTCGTTAGTTGAAGCATTTAAAGCCATAATGCCGTCTATTGGATTAGTTATTGTTAGATTTGCACTTTCAAAAACTCCGTTTGCACTTCCACCAACTTGTAAAGAAACCTGATTCCATGTAAATGGGTCGGCAGCAATGTAACTTGGACTAGCTTTTGCAGATTTTGTATAAGCTCTACCATGAACTGTTGCTGTACATTTTACAATTTCTCCAGCTACCATTTCAATCCCTAGTGTGTGAATTAATCCGTCAGCTATTGTGTAAGCACTTCCTACATTTTTATAAATTGTAATTGTATAAGGTGGTAGTGTGCAATCTTCTGCAAATTCAGCTTGTGCAGGTAAAAACTCGTGCAAATATGCAGATGTTTGTAATGTTGATGATACAGTTCCAGCAGTTATACACCCTCTTAAAAAATGTCCTAAATAAATTGGGTGTGGCTCAAATACTATATCGCCAGTTACATTGTTTGTGCCTTGTAAATCGTTTGGACTATCATAGACATTTCTAAGATTAGTTATTGTCAAAAGATTTTTGTTTTCAGTTAACGATTCGGAAACAAAAGGAATATATGCAGGACTGCTACTTACTGGAGTCCCAAAAGCTGCTTGTTTTTCTAAACTTAAATATCCACCGATTCCGTATCCCATTATTCTGTATCCTCACCTTTGTTAGGTTTCTTATTATTATTATTCATTTTTGATTGTTTTGCAAGTTTCTGATTTATTAAACTTTCACCAACGTCATTAGGCACTTCGACTTCTTCTCCTTTCGTAGCAATTCCAATACCACTTACCTCTAATCCACTTACAAGCCACTTGATTTTTATTCTTTTATCTGACATTGTAACGATAAAGATACCCCCTTAAAGAATCCAAGTCCAGTAGTATTTTTTTGATTATCAAACTCTCCATTACCGAACTGCCAATACAAAACTTTACCATTAAGAGTCTTGTAATCTTTTACAACTTCTTTGACATTGCCTAACAAAGTGTCTCTCCGACTTGCTCCGTCATAGTTTTCAAAACTGAATGTGTAACACCAAATATCTATATCTAATGATGTTAGATAAGGACTTGTTCCTCCTATTGTTTCTGTATCTAACATAGTTTCATACGACATAAGATATATACCAACAAACGGACAGCTGTCTGGGTTAAGCATCATCTCTGGCTCTACTTGAATAGTATTGTCAGAAGTTCTAACATCTCCATCAAGAATACTTTTAATTTGTGTTTCTATCCCTAAATAATCAATAATTGCCATCTTAGAAACTTGCTCCTTTCAATAGTGCTTTATTTTTAATATTTTGTAACCATGTGGTGTGTTTATAGCGTTTTCCAATTTGATTTGCTAGTGCTCGATTACCTACCTTGATAAACTCGGGTACTGTTGGTATAAATCTATGTTCTCTGTTGAAATATACTGGATATTTGCTTTGTCTTGAGCTCTTTTTTTTAGGAGTTTGGAGTGCTCTTGCTGGCTCGTCTATACTGGTAGCTATAATATTAAATCCTGTTGAATTGTTACCCCTAGTGCCTGCTCCCTGTCTCATAAACCCTCCAGTTTGGAAATATGTCTGTCCTCCTTTTATAACAATAGTGCTTAAGTTTCGTGAGAACACCCCCACTTTGTTAGCTTCTACACTTTTTCCTGCACCCTTCAGGTTTTGTTTTACCCTCGCCCATGCTTTTGTGTTTGATTGCCACCCTGGTTGTTTTCTCCAAGTTTCTGCCATTTCGTCTCCGATTAAAGTCAAACATTCATCTACCCATGCATCTCTAAAATTTTTAGCTTGTCTCCCCGATGCAAATTTAGTTAATTTAATCATTTTTGACCTTACACCCTTAAAATTTATCTCCATATGACCTCCGAATTTTCCCAGTCTAACTCGGCTATATGCTCTAATCTTATGCTTTACTACTAAATCTGTTGGCATTATGTTAAGTTGGGTTTATAGGACTCGCTTTTAACATCGTCCCATTCATCTGTAAGTCTATCGCCATCTATCTGTTGCAAGGTTGGATTGAGCACAGTAAAGGTCGGATTGTAATTCATTGTATTTGAAAAAATTGCATCTCCGTCTTTGTAGGCGATAATCTCAAGAGAAGAATTATATAACCCTACATCTCCTGAATTGATTTGGCTTAGGTATTCTTTAACATATTTATGTCTATTTTCTACCCATCTATTGTCGCTTCCTATTTCTTGGGTAAAGAATCGTTCCAAAATTTTTACTAATGCGTATTCAGTAGATAAAGACTCTATAATAGGGGGTGTAGAACTGAATGGTAGCGTGTAGTTGTTGATTAAATAGCCATTAATTTCGTTTTCTGCTTGGTCAATGTAAAAAGACACGGCTGATGAATTTACTGAAGATAATGAGCCTACTCGTGGATATAGACTATAAACTTTTTGTACCGTTGTATAATATGCCATACTATATATTAAACTGTCATGAACAAAAAACAATCTTTTCATCGTACTATCATTGTCATAAATAATATGGGAGGGTACTGTCCTTGAAAAAGATACCTTACAGACATGTCTGCATTTATTGGCATGACGCAAAATCCTCCACCGACTGGAGAGACCTCGATGAAGCCCTAGAAGAAGAACTCGCCATTTGTGTCTCAACAGGATACATCATTAAAGAAAACGACACATCAATAACCGTCGCCCAAGATTTTTCCTTCTGTGGAGATACCATAGATAGCGTAGGAAACCTAATAGTTATACCAGTAGCTTGTATAGTAGATAGAAGGTATATAGACAAAAATAATATAGCAGCCAATTAGGTCTTTAGGTTGTACCATCTTTGAGCCTTGTTCATTATGGCATACTCATAAATTGCCCTATTTATAGGGGTTTTATGAGGAAAATAAATAAAAATAGTTCTATCTTTCGGACTGAAATGCATATTATAATTTAAATAGTTAGGAAATTTAAAACGGATTTAAGGGGAGGAAATCCGAACATGACGGGTACATCGAGGAGAAGTTAATCCAGTGGTCGAACAAAAAGCATATTGTTTAATCGTGAGACTACGATACCGAATGTAAGTCGGCGAGAGACACGAAAGATTATTGTCTCATGGACGAGAACACACCAGTGTATAGGTATTGTTAGAGTGGGAGAAGCGATTATTGACCTTTCGTCGAGAGACTGCACCACGAGCCAAGGAAATCATACACCATATTGTGGTTTACCTTTTGTCCTTAGCCATTAGGATAGCAAGCGTCTAAGTGTGCATACCCGTGCCTATTGTCTATATTGCTAAAGATATGGACAACATTGTCAACTAGGTTAGGAAGTTGATGACTTCATTGCCACAACGAACAAGACGGTTATTGTCGCTGTTCGTAAGTGGTGTCACTATTGTCTAATGGAGGTAAAAAATGATAATCACAAACTACACTTTAACAAAGAAAAATCAATGGCTCGATAATCAAATTGGAATTGAATTGGAATTCCAACATTCGGGCTACTCACGCGATGAGATTGCCGAAGGCATAGCGAATGAGTTTGGTAATAAGTTTATTATCAAAACAGACGCAAGTTTTCACAATTCAGATGATTATTCGGAAATATGCACTGCTGATGATTTTCGAACTTCAGGAAATCAAGCAATGCAAATCTGGACGCAAGTGGTTAGTTATTTGAACGCTAACTACAACGCAAGTGAAACCCCACGAACTGGTTTCCATATACATCATGATTGTGAAAATCTTACACCTTTGCAAATCTCAAACGTGATAACATTCTACTTCAACTTTGAAAGGGTTATTGACTTAGTAATACCAAGTTCAAGAAGGTCAACAGAACATGTTGCCAATGTCTCAGAACTTGATTATTACTACACACTCAATGTCCAGAAATTAGCAAGAAGGTATAAAGATGACCGAGAGCTTTTCTGGGATAAAGTTCCAAAAGGAAAATATAACTCTTTGAGGATATCACGAAGATTCCAAACATTGGAATTTAGAAGAAACATCTTCACTGTTGATGATAGAAAATTGACAAACTGGATTAAATTCACGCAGAATTTAGTCAAATATTGCTCAAGACAAAAAACATTCAGAAGGGTGTTTAGGGTGAATCAAAGAGAATGGTTAACCAGTACCGAAAACCGATTGCAAGAAAAACGAATTTTCGAGTTTTTCGGAAAGAACGATATCGGTTGGGCTATGGTTTTGAGCAAGAAAAATCAAGGTTTCGCTTGGGCATTTCGCCAAGTGTTCGAATACGCTTCTGGAAACTTGACACTTTGTGCTGAGTTTGAAAAACGAACATTGAAATTAGCGAAATCTAATCGTGACCACGCAACAATCTTGATAACTGGATTGTGCGACTATCTCGAAAAACTTTACTCGAGAATCTAAAAATTAAATGACAATAGTGATACCATTCACGAACAGGGATAAATTCACACCTAAGCAAGTGTTTAAACTGCTCAATTCAAACAACGGGAGGTGTCAGCATGAACGATTGGCAACTATTCAAATTCGTTTACGATTCATACGAATACAAACGAGCCGTAGAAAAGGCAACACAAGATTGTAGGGGGTATCAAAACTTTCCTCATACATCTTTTGTTTCAGATTCTCAACTGTCTAGGAAAATAAATAAGCTAAGAACTAGACAAAACATGCGATTTAGAAAAATATAGTTTTAAATCGTAATAAACACGATGAAGTCAAAAAATAGGTACGGGTAGTCTCTCGATAAAGGAAGTCCTATTGCTAGATTTTATCTAGGGGGGCACGGTCTCATCTTGGTAAGTACCCTCATAAAAGAAATTATATTGTTTGATATTGTTTGATATTGCTTTCGATATTGCTTATTGCTTAATAAAATTGTCAAATTGCCTTCTAAAAATTTTGATATTGCTTTTGATATTGTTTACCACAATTTATATTGTTAGCTTCGCCTATTGTTATGAAGCAGCACCAGGGTCTCCTTGGGGAGATGGTAAAAAAAACCTAATAAATACGAATACTTAGGGGGTAACACACCACCCTTAGATGGGAGGCTCTTGGTCCTGTACTTTAGATAAAGTATATAGAGCCTAAATGGACACACGGAGTGAAAATCTGGGGTCTGTGTACTTTAGTAGTAAAGTATGCCAGAAACAGGCGACTCTCGCCTAATTCCCGTGTACTTTAGATAAAGTATAGAAACCCCTTCTGACTTCACGTATAAACTGAATAGAGCCTGTGTACTTTAGTGGTAAAGTATGTGAGCAACACGGGGTGGGGGAGGAGGCTGGTTTGATGTACTTTACTAGGAAAGTATATTGTATTGCTCTAAATTGGGGTACTTTCCTTAAAGTATGACCAAAAACAGTCTTCATGTCGGCTATTGACATACTTTAGCACGATAATCAGGCTGGAGTTTGTACGGCGTGTTATACGAAAGTATATTTGTCCTAAAAGCTGGGAAAAACGTGGGAATACCGTATATATACTTTACTGTGTCTACTCTGTAAGTTTACAAATATAAAACCCTTTGTTTATAGGTATAGAATATAGAAGTATGTTCTTGTTTCTTGGAGATGACTCAGACAAAACTGTACCAAAGTATGGTTTATCCTCCAACCAACCCAACCTAGGGCACTGCGTCCTACGTACTTTAGTACGCTTTTCTGCAACCTAGTAGATTCCGTTTCGCTGTGGGTAAGCCGAATTGTCCTCAAGGGATAGGTTTAAGCCTATAGTTGGAATTTAGGGGATTGTTGTTTTTTAGTGGATATTTGTAGTTTGTGTACTTCGCTTTCTATTGTTTGAAGATTTTTGTTAATTGTTTAAGCAGTTACAATTAATTAAGATAGGTCTTTTGTAGTTTGTACAACAAAGACCTTGTACTTGTTGTATTTTGATAAAATATCATTAATGCGTTCTTTTAAGACGGGGGTAAAATTTGCTTCACTCTTGCCCATTGTCTTAATAAAATAATTATAATAATATTGTATCATGCCCATGTCATTGACTGAAAGCTCAAAAGGAAGGTTTTTTAGTTCCTGTTCGAGATTTCTCTTGTAGGATTGTTCTATCATTCTGGTGCCTCCATATAATAAGGATATACTAATATGTCTATATGTCAACTAAAAGGGAGAAATCGTAAGTATGCAGACATCTCTGCAATCCCCGAAAATAGCATACTTATATTAAAGTACGTCCACTGTATTAATGGGGAGGTAGGGTCAGCATACTTTAATATAAAAGTACACCCGAAAAGGACGACCTGATGAGGGTTTTTTTATACTTTAGTTGAAGTACGAGCCATACGAAGTAGAAAATAATTCCGAAAACTTGAAAAATATACTTTCAGATTTGTATTGTTTTGTCTTTTTGCTATTGATTTTAGGGGGTTTTTGTTAGATTGTTGTTTTTGTTACGCTTCTTTTGTTACGCTTCGACCTAAGCATCTGGTTTCCTATTGATTCGTTCCTTCGATAGAAAAAATGGTCATGATTGCCCCACCGATTAATAAAAGAATGAAAGCTGGTAAGCAAACAATAAGCAGGATAGGCAACGCATGAGACGAAAACCCACCTGTAGATTTCCACGGTTTCTCGTAGCTATTAATCAAATCGCAATTTGCTTTTGGAATATTGATTTTCATAGTTAAGTCAACCCATGAAGGATATTAAGATATTGATACATCAACGCATTAGCACAATTAGGATAAGTTATAAATAACCCCATGTGCCAAACTGCATAGTTAACCGTTCCATTGCTTAGTAATTTTAACAAAATCATAATAACGTGTCCATTGTTTTTCTATTTCTAACCATCATTGACCAACATTCGGTCTCAACAGTCTCATCTTCGTAATCTTGCCATAGGCTCTCTTGATAGTTTCTTTGGCTAATTGAATCAACATTAGCATACCAAGGACTATTAAGCCTGTACCCATCTATAGCCACCTGCAATACATCAGCTTGATATCTAGCATTAAGCAGTTGTTTCTTTGGCAATCTAGCCTTTTTGTAGCCGAGCAGTAAGCAATTCCAATAGTTGGCGTTAGGGGGTGTCAGCCTACCCCTGCCATTCATTTTGTAAATCATCATCTTAAAGTCGCCTTCCATTTTATCGTAGGGCGATAGATTCGACTTAGCAATTTTAGCCTCTATGAGTCGCTTATCATATAAAGATGGATAACCCTCTAGCTTATCTAAAGCCTTCTCATCTCTTTTAGAAATAAGCCAAACACTCCCATGTAACGAATGTTTACTGGAATGTTCATAGTCAGCAACACTTTTGAATACTAACTTACTGCCTTTGAAAACCCCATGACCTACAAACTTTGCGTCTGGACATCTCAAGCCCATTTGTGCAAAGTTCGTGTTCATGCCATAAGCGAAATATAATTTGTTCGCTATGGTGTCGGCTGTCGAGAACAGGTTAATTTTATTTCTCGCTTTCGCTTTTCCTGTCCAACCGAGTCGGGTTCCATGCCTAACTACACTTTTTATCTTTCTTGTCTCCATATAATAAGGGTATAGCATTATATAGAAATGTCAACTTATTAAGAAAGCAGTAAGTACATTAGAGAAGGTCAGGGTAAGTTAAGAAATTAGCGTTCCTAGGGAGGAATCTAAGGTTTGCCCCAACCTTCAAAGGACTATTGTCACTATTGTCACTATTGTCACTCTAGCGAAGACTATTGTCACCTTTCTTCGCATTATAATATTGTTTCTGTTGTTCTCTTATTCTTGGCTTGTTCTCTTGATACCATTTAGCTTTTCGTTCTCTCTCTTTATCTTTATTATTGTCTCTCCACTTTTTTTGTGACTCGAGGTAGGTATCTCTGTTTGCTCTATAGTAAGCTCTTTGTTCTTCAGTTGTTTTATATCCCATCAGTGTAGCTCCTCTTGCTCTGGATTCTTCTTGACAAAATCGTTCTGTTCTTCCGAGCAATGTTGCACCGTTTCTCGATACAATTCTTCATCTAAATTTTGTCTAATTACTCTCAATGCTGAGTTTAAAACAAAATACCAAAAGACTGGAGTTGGTAATTTGGTCTTACACATTTGTTCTATTAACCACCCCGTAATCTTAGGCACAAATTTGTGTTGTTCACCTAACAGTTTTTTCATCTCTTGTACATCTTCAGTCTTTTTTTCTGTCATAATAATGATTATACAATATCTCAAATTTTTCTCTAAGTCTTTCTCTTAGGTCTAACAATGCTTGTTCGTTGTCAAAAATCGAAAGATTGTCCATTGTCATTAAGTTATTGTCGATATTGTCTTTTAAATCCTCCTCTAAAATTGCTCCGTATCGGTTAGGTGAACTCCAATCGTAATACCATAATTGTCTATTCATACTACTCTCCCAACCAAATTAAAAACTTGTATAGTAATGGAAACATACTAAGTGCAAACGACCAAATAATAATCCAAAACATATTTTCAAATATTTCCATATCATATACACTCCTTATATGTGCCTCTTGGATAGGCTCTGTTCTCTCTCATCTTATCCCTCTCTTTTGCCCATTCTAACATTTTAGGCTCATGCTCTACCACTTCCCAGTGGTCATCTTTGTTCATAGCTTGTGTTATATCTGTTGCATATACACTTCCAATCTCGTCAAACATACCTACTTCTGAAGCGTTAGTGTGAATCAGCACAGTACCTTTTACGCCACGACCTTGCTTGACGCTTTCTACCAAACGACCTGACACTTCTATTCCTAGCTGTTTGCTTTTAATCGCTTGTCCTTTTGTTAAATCTTTATATTTCATTGGTTTCCTCCTGTTCTGGAACATGGTCATATTGCTCATGCTCCAAATCTTCATGTGCTAGAAGTCCATTGTCCCTCCTTTGTTCTAAAGATTCTTTCTTTTTCGCCCTGTGATACGCCTTTTGATACGCTAAATAGTGGTCACGATTATTTTTTTTCCAGATTTTGTTGGCGATTTTTGATTTCCTTAAGAATTCTTCATACGCTTCTGGATTAGCTTTAAGTCGTGCATAGCGATATTGCTCATAGGTTAACCCATTCCACTTGGGATTAGCCCTATATTGCTTTTGATGTTCTCCTATTCGTATCCTATTGTCTTGATACCATTTCGCCTTACGGGTTTTTTCTCTTTCCTTATTCTTAGCTCTATACTCCTTGCCGTATGTTTGTCGGTAAGCTCTTTGTTCTTCTTCTGTTAAATCTTTATATTTCATTGGGTTCCTCCATTATTTCTCTCAATTGATAACTAATATCGTCTCCCACTTGTTGATAATCGTAACCATCAAATCTATCAACAAGTTTTTTCCATTGTTTGTCGCTAACATTTTCAATCCAATCAACATCAGCTTTAGCCCACACATCAGCAATAATATCATCATCTTCATTGTGTAGTTCTTTTAATTGCTTAATTAACTGTTTAACTTTCATTGGTTTCCTCCTCCAGAATCTCGTCTTCTGAAATGTCTTGCCTAACTGTTTCAGCAATTTTTTGCATCTCATCAAAGCTAATTGAAAACTTGTTACTGACATTCATAAAAGTTATCAAAGCTGTGTTAAGTCGAATTACACCAGCTTCCTGCCCTTTAGTGTAAGAACTGGTCATAGCTTCTCCAACTTTTTTAGCAAAAATACTGCTTTCTTCTAGCGTTCTTTCATAATCGCTCATTGCTCCACCGTCTCCAATATGCCCACCAATGTGGCTTCTTCTATAATCCACAAGTTATATCGAGATATTGCTTTATCAACTGCCTCATCAACTATTGGACTAAGCTCCATTAATGAAACATTGTCATGATATATGCAATGCTCAATTATGTCTTTTGGTATGTATTTTGGGTTAGCTTCACTTCCTTTGTTTAACTCATGACATTTGTCATCAAGTCTTTCTATAAAAGTTTCAACCCATATGTCGTTTCTTGCGTCACTCATAATTAATTACCTCCATATAAATAGGGTATATCAATATATATATTTGTCAATTGATTTAATAAGTCGTAAGTACGCTAGAGAAACTCGCCTGTATATAAGTCCTCTAAGGCTTTTAGCTTTGTTTTTTGGTATTCTAGGAATTCTTGAGCTGACTTAAATCGCCCAGCAATGTCAATATTGTGGTCTTTTCCAGTTTGGTCAACCCATACTAAACTGCTTGAATATTCAAGTCCGATTCCTAATATTTTCATAGCTTCCGAGTAAAATGATAGGGCTTCGTCTTGATATAGATTATTGTCTTTTGCAAAGGATTCATCAAAGAATTTTAACGCCTCATTGCAATATTCTAAAGCCTTCGCTGTTAAGCGTCTATTCCGTTCAACATCATATCGGGCTAAATGCACATAGTCTCGTAACATTAGAAATTTTCCGAGGAGTCTGTCTGGATACTTTTCTCGGTCTTTAAACATTAAAGGAATATTGCGTTCAAATCTTTTTCTACGTCCTAATTCAGTTAAATATCCATCATGACCTATTGTCACATCTGAGCATATCATGGAAGCCCCCACGCCATCACCCATATTGATTTCTGGGTGTTCATGTACAAACCCATAAAATCTTACACCTTTATGATTTCTAAATAATCGTATAGGTAAATCTACCTTTGGAGCTACTGGGGGGTCGGTAGAAAAATGTACCTGTTTAAGGCTGTATCCATTCATCGCATTATGTCTCAAATATTTTATAACTTTAAAAGGGTCTTGTAGTTCTTCGTCGGCATCTATCCATAGTATCCAACTATTTTTAGCGTGGCTTATTGCAAAATTACGAGCTTCGTCAAAGCCTATTTCTTGAGGATTTTGTCCCTGGACTATTGTTGCTCCATATTGTCTCGCTATATCAAGGGTACGGTCAGTGCTACCGTTGTCGGCAATAATTATTTCGTCAGAGATATCTGCAATAGACGCTAAAGCTCTACCTAGCATTGCTTCTTCATTTTTAACAATCATACAAGTGCTTACTAATTGTCTCGGAGACTGGAGGGCAAGTTTTCGTTTTAGGTTTATTGTCCCTAATTTTGCAGGAGTTTTTTTGTAAGATATAACCCACCAACCTAAATTGTCACTTAATTTTACATTACTAGCTCCTGACATTGTTTGAACGCTGATATTTTTTCTTTGAGAAAAAAGCTCATATAAGTCTTGCCTTTCAAAATTCCACAGATGGGCGTGTCTCTCATCTTCCCATAACCCATGAGGTACGCTGATAATAACTACACCATCGGCTTTTAGGTACTTTTCTAGTTTCTCTAGGAACACCCCAGGGTGAGGTTGATGTTCTAATATCTCACCTAAAAACAACAAATCATACTTTTTATCAGGGAGGGTATCTTCATCTCCAGTAATAAATTTAATATTGTCTAAAAGCTCAGGTTTAGTATTTTGGATAAGTTTGATAGCTCCTTCGTTTTCCTTTTCTGAAATATTAACGCAATCCACCTTAACCTCAGGAATAGTTTGACAAATATAAAATGCTTCATTTCCTATTCCACTACCAAAATCCAGAATTTCTTTTATGGGTTTTACATCGTGATAATCTTTCAATAGCTGTATCATAAGTTGAGTTCGTGGATATAGTCGGGGATTAAAATTGGTTTCCTTCGCAATGTATTCTTCACCTAGTTTGATGTATTTATCAACATATTGTTTTCTATCATGAATGTAAGAATAGTGTTCTTTTAATTTGGCTTTCCACTCGTTTGCCAATTCACTATTGTCAGATTTGAGTGCATATTCTAATGTCATAATATCTTCTCTTTGATATAAGTGAGCATATAAATCTCGTTTACATTGAGTTTTATCTCTTAACAGTTCAAGGAAGTGTGTTTCCCATCGTTCACATACATTATCCCAATAATATTGTTTAGAAACGGAACGGAGATTATTGTCTCTAATGGATTGAGCATTTGTTCCAAACTCTCCCAATATTTCAAAAATTCCGTCAACAAAACTTGCTTGGTAATCTCCGTCTTTTGCTATTCCATCAATAAGGATATTGCCATCACCACAAGTTTCGGGTAATGCTCCTCGTTTTGAAGTAACCATTGGCAATCCACACTCTTGCGTTTCCATAGCAGTTATACAACTTGTTTCATAAAACATTGTTGGGTAAACAAATACTGTTGATTCTTGATAGAGCTTATATAGATTCTCTTTAGTTAAAGCTCCTACATGGTTTATTTTGAAACCTTCTTTTTGATATTGTCTAACCTGCACAGCTAGTGTTTTATAAAAATCAGCCATTTGGTCGGTAGTATTGTCATACCCAGCTATGACTATTTCAACATCTTTATCCCGTTTCCAGACTAAAGGAGCAATATCATATAATAAGATATCAAGTCCTCGTTCTGGTCTATTTGTAAAAACTAATTGTTTAGGTTTTCTTTTAACTTGGTAATCTTTAATTGGTTGGATACCATTGGTTGTTTTCCATAAAAAATCATAATTGTAATGGATTCTGTTCATTTCTAAGTTGTAAACATCTTTATATTGTTCCTTTTGCCAATCAGATAAAACAAAAACTTCATCTACATTCCATAACGCACTGTTAAATTCTGCCCTTTGCCTTATTGTCGCAAAATCATGTTGCCATAAAATATTAAGTTTGCTTTTATTTTGAGCTGAAAAAGCCTGGGGAATTCTTTGGACTATTGTCACATCGGGTGTTGCTGTTGTTACATAAGCTGTAAATTGCTCAAAGCCTTCTCCTGTAACAGAATAAGGGTGAAAGGCAACTCCATTATGTTTGACGTTTTTTGGTGTATTGCAAAAAAGTTTGACATTATGACCACGCCTGGCTAAACCATAAGCCATTTCTAAGCCAACAGTTTCGCTTCCTCCCAGAGATTTTTCTTTCATAATGTCTGGATAAACTTCCATTCCTGCTACAAGGAAAACTATGTCTAATTTGTGTTTTGTCATAAGGTGTAACTCCTTCGGTTATCTGTTTACAGTATTATAAAGAATATTGTCAAAAAAATAAAGAGGGTAGTGGACAATCTCTTGCCTTTCTCCGTTATCAAATTGTTATTTGAATTCCCCTAGGGGTATTGTATCAAAAAAAAAGAAAAAGGGCAAGTGTCCCCGAGGTTATTGTCGTTGCATGAACACAAAAACCTCTACTCGCCCTTAATCTAAATCGTGTTAGTCAACACAACCAGTCCATAGATAGCCTAATTCGGCTGCTGCAATTTTTTCATCTTGATAGTATTGAACTCTCAAGTTTGTATAATTGCCATGGTCTGGGTCGTCCCAAGATTCAGCAACCATTGGACTTCCAAACATTGGGTTTGTCCATCTAAAGGCATAGCCTAATGATGGGTCTCTACCATCTACGTTTGGTCCACTTGTTAAGTGAGCCACGATAGTATTTGTTCCCCAAATATTTGAGAAGCTGTCTGATTGTCCTTCCTCTGCTGTGTTCTTAATTGAACTACCAATAAGAACTGTATCGACATCAAATAATGCTGCCAATAAGTCTCTTGTTACAACACCTCTTTGAACATATTTAATTCTGTCAAGAATGTCTGCATGTTTAATTAAAGAATTGTAAACAGATTGTCCCATAATGATTGTATTAGCTTCAAGACCTGTTGTAGCTCTTACTGCATCTTTTGCAGTTTGCATATCGCCAAATGGGTCGCTGTTTCCAGCTGTTCCGTCTGACCATTTTGAACTAACTGCTGCGTATGAGCCCAAATTAGAGCCTGAAGTTATTTGATTAGCAACTCGATTTTCCCAATCTAACATTAGTAAGTTTTTTAGGTTACGAGCTGATTTCTCTTTTACATTCAATGGTGTGTCTTGGTTAGCCATAGTTTCGTATGTAATCTCGTCGACCAAAGCGTAGTTAGCTGCGTAATAAGTTTCTGAAGAAACATTAAAATTTACACTTCTACCTTTAGTTTTGGGAGCTCTAATTGTTGTACTAGGAAGTCTAAAGAAATCGCCTTTAGTATACTTATAGTAAACATCAGATTGTTTTGCTACGTCAACTACGGGAAAGATGTCTTGTACGATTGTATTGCGAGGCTCGAATCCAACAACTAAATTGGATAATGGAGCATCTATGTGTACATCTCTTGCTGTTATTGCCATTGTTCTAATCTCCTATTTTTAAATTTTTATTAGCCACGATAACCGTTATGTTGAACAAGCATTTGGAAATTGCTTCCAGATGCAACACCAGTTATAGACTTGCCTAAGATATATTCGCCAGATGATACTGTGATACCAGTTCCACTTGCTGAACAAGTAATCCAGCTACCAGCAGTTACCGTTCCACCAGCAACACATCTTGTTAGACCAGCCACTACGACTGATGCGTGTTCTCCACTTTGTGGCTTATTGTTTAAAACTCCGAGTACGCCGACTCCTTGGGCTGCTCTTAGTTTTGCTCCGTTATTGCCATCGACATAGACTATTTTGTATTGCATACTTGATAAGTCTTCGTTGGCTACCATGCTTATGAATGTTCTATTACTCATTGTTTAATTACTCTCCTCTTTCATATTTTTCTTTTAATTCGCTATCATCTTGAAGCACTAACTTATAAGCCTCGGCATAGTTATCAGCTTTGTTTTTCTTGAGATAGGCTTTTGCCCTTCTATCAACTTCTTGACTTGCATTATCGTAAGGAATTACATCAAATATTGATTCCCCATTTTCAGATAATTCTGCAAACTCTATAATTTTAGGCATAGAGTTGAAGATTTTTTTGACAAGCTCGTACTGAGAAAGCTCTTTGTCCTCATTGTCTTGTGAGAACTTATAGACCTTTTCGTCAGTAGCAGTTGAAAGTAGAGCTTTGACTTCATCGCTATACGCAGGAGTAACCTTGCCTTCGTTGGTAAGGTCTTCCATATAGGAAACAATTTCTTGCTTCTTAATTTCTGCTTTATGAGCCTCGAATTCTTTTCTGATTTCCTCGTTTTCTTTGTTGAGTCCATCGACAGTTTTTTCGTGTTCTTCCACAGAGATTGTATCAGCTTGAAGTTCTATTGTTTTTTCTTCTTCCATGATTTCACTCTCCTTTCCATCATAATGTTTTTTGATTGTCCCTTCTCCAACTTCTTTGTATAAACCAGTAATGGCTTCCAAATTTGTTACAGCAGGAATATCTGCTCCTAACAAAGCTACTGCTTTCAGCACTCTGTCAAAAGACTTGCCGTCGTTAGTGTAGTCCCAATATATTTCACTTGAAACTCTTTTATAGTTGCCTCGCTTAATTGCTTCATATACTCTCTTAGGAAGTTCCTTGAAGTTAGCAAGTAGTTTGTTACCAGCTAGGTAGATTTTGTCAATGTAACCAAGTGCAGGTTGTCCATCATTCAACTCAGGTTGCTCCTCGTTATGACCAATCTTAATTGGTGGCTCAAAACCAACTTGGTCAAAGTTTTCGACCATATTGTTTAAATCTTTTTCTGAATATTTGTCACCGTTCCAAACACCAGTTGAAAAGATTTCCACTCCATTAAGATTAAATGTTTGCTCTACTGCGTAATCCTTTTCAGTTTTATCACAGTCGCACACTTCTTTATCCTCACAATCACAGTCGCTTGAAGCTAGAGTGTCGAGTCTATTGTTTTCAATAGCCTCAGCTTGTGCGAAAGGTTTATTGTCTTCTTCTTTGGGTATTTCTTTGTCGGGTAATTCTTCTTCAGGTAGTTCTCCTTCTATCTGATACCCTTTAGCTTTTAGTTTGTCCATTAATTTGCCTGCCTCCTCAAATATTGCAGTATGTTCGAATTGTGCAGCTCTCTGTCTTACGGCTCTCATACCAGAAACATAAACTTTTCCGTCTTTGCCAAATGGAAAACTATAATATTGTTTTGTTTTAGGCTCGGCAGATTCGTTGATTCCTAAATGGAATTTGCCATAATTGTCCCAATCATCACCATCAGGACCAAGTAATGCGTTTCCATCTTCTGCACTAAAAGACCATTCGCTTTCGCCATCAATATTGTCTGAATCAATGCGTTCTGAAGCGTATGATGCTCCAGCTCCATTAACTTTATTCTCTGCATAAGCCTCAACTTCGGGTACATCGTCTGTATCGACTGGTCTAGGTGTTATATCTACTTCTTCTGCCATATTAAAAATTCTCCAACGAGCCACATCGTGGACATTTGATTTCAATACCAAATGTTTTCCACTCATTAGCTTTCGCCAATAATTTATTACAATTCTGACACCTTAAATCTTGCTTGTCAAAGGTTTTGTAATTAGTAATAGGTATAACATTCGTAGGTAAAGCTACAGAAGATACATTTGTCATTTCCTTAACTTGTGTCCTTTTGGAATTAAATCAGTATCGTGAGTTTCTTTTGTAAACTTTTCATGTTTAACAGCATTAAGAAACGAATTTACTCTTTGATAGGCTTCATCTGTGTTTTGATTTTTAAAGCCTCTTTTAAATACTAAAGTTAAAAGTCTAGTGGTAACTTTTTTGAAAGGGATATTGTCTATAGACAAGTTGTGTTCCCTAGATTTATCTTTGAGAGCTTGCATAATATGAGCTTCTAATTCACCCTTGTTTTCTTCTTTTTTTAATTGTTTTTGTTTGCCTCTAGCCCAAATAAATCCAACATCTCCTCCCCATAAACTCCAAGCTATTCTAGCATTGTTTGGATACCCTTCTTCCCCAGGGTTAAAACCCTTACCTTTTTTGTCAATTAAATGTCTGTTAAAATATGCGACCATTGTTCTGATTGTGCCAGAAGATATTGTCTTATTTTTAATAAACTCATTAGCTCTACGAAGTGCCATTTGAGTTCCCCCTCTCTTATATTGTTTTCGCCATTCTAAACCTTTTTGTGCTTCTTTCTTTAGAGCTTCGGGTAGCTCAGAGCTAGGGTCTAAGTCTTTGGGTTTATTGTCTTTTTTTTTAGATTGTTCTTCTGGTTTAGGGGTTGATTGAGGTGGAGTAGGGGGTAGTGACACTTTATCGGCT